ATGCTAGATAACGCGAAGACAGCGACAGAGATCCAGAACCTCAACAGAAAACCGATTATGGATTTCATTAAGTTAGCCGCTGAGACAAGAACTGCGGAAGCAGAAAGGGCTGAGCAGCAACTTCAGAGAGATGCTCAGATGGTTAAATCTCAATCAAACACAGGAGTCTAAAATGGCTAATAAAGGCACGGCTAACGCCAACAAGATGATGCCTAACATGTCTACCAACGGTGGGCAAGAGTCACCAGGATACAAGCCACCAACAGGCAGCGCAGGTAGCGCAGCGCGTGGTGTGTATTCTACTAAGTCTAATCCATTGTCTGTGCCTAAGAAAGGCTCATCCATTGGCCCAGGCTACGGTAACGCAGATCGCATGAAAGCGATGAGACTCAAAGACGAGCAAGCTGCTAAGGAAAACCTTCGAGGACAAGCATGCTAGATAGACTTCCAACCTTAGGTGAAAACCACCTTGCGCAACGTGAGTACATGGTCAATCGCCATGCGCGCATGATGCAGAAGATTATGGACCAGAACATCGCAAAAGCGAAGTACTGGATTCTAGGGTGGGTTGAGTCTAGCAGAAAGGCTGGCAAGACACGCATTAAACCGCGTATGCAAGCCATGGATACTATTCCTGACGTTACGAAAGAGTCCTATCTGTATGAGGTGGATAATACAGCCGGGACCAAGACTTTGTTATGGGTAATGCACCCGAACAATAAGCTAAGCCTGCCATCTATTGGCAAATCCATACATGTCGCCGATGCAGCGGGCGGTTAACCTTGTCGCCAAAGTTAGGGCGTTTCAAACGGGAGTTTTATGACAGAAGAGAATGAGATCGTTGAGCAAGAGCCAGAAGCAGCTGTCTCCGAGCAAGCTGAAGGTATTGCTGAGGAAGGCCAGGAAGGTTCCAAGATGGTTCCTTTGGCCGCCATGATAGCGACTAGAAAAAAGTGGCAAGACGCTGAGTTGCGTGCCTCTAAAGCAGAAGCAGCACAGCAGGCTTATCAGGAGTACGTAAACCGCATTCAGCAAGGTGGAAAGCAAGAGGCACAGGAAGATGAGGACCCGCGCGCAATCGTGGAGAAACAGCATCTACGTGAATCTAATGCGCACACCAAACGTGACATTCTAGAGACGCTCTATCAGGACATGAATCCTCAGGCTGTTCAACAGATCAACAAATATCTGAAACCGATACTAGAGAAAAAACCCTGGTTGGCTGACTCGGTAGACACAGCTCAAAACAGATACGCTCGGGCGTATGAGATTGTACAAGACTACTTACACCTCGTGGAAGAAAAACCCGCTGTGAGGACGTCTAACAATCAAGATGGTCGCAGAATTATTGAGAATGCACAGAAGCCTAGATCACCGGTTGAAATCGGTAAATCTGCGCGGCCTGAAGGCGCTGAATACCTGAAGTCCATTCAAGGCAAACAAGAGTTCCGTGACTACCGCCAGAAAGTCCTCCGGGGTGAGACCTAGAGACAAACGACTAAAAAATTTTGTCTCTAGTGTCAAATCATTTTTTGAACACAGGAGATTAGAATATGGCCGCAGGCACAACCACAACAGTTCAAGTTGACCCAGAAGTTAACTTGTTCTTTGATAACATCCTTCTAGATAGGCATCAGCCCTATTACGTTCACGGTTACTTCGCTCAAGAGCGTCGCATTCCGCAGAAGAATAGTAAGACAGCCATCTTCAGGCGCTTTGACAACCTTGCTGATGCCCTCACACCGTTAACGGAAGGGGTTACACCTGCATCAGAACAGGTGACGAAATTCGACATTACGGCAGTGGTTTCCCAGTACGGTTTTGAGCTGATAGCAGCATAACTTAGCCGTAGTAAAACTTTTGGTGATTACTTGGAAAGCCTAACCATAGTATGCTCGTGCTGGAAACAACACAAAGGAGTGTATTATGCAAGGTAACCAGAGGCAAGCGGTTCTGTGGGCTTATTTAGCTGGACTGATAGATGGAGAAGGATCATTCGTGATACAGAAAACAAGTGTAGAAAAAATAGCTAAGTCATCAAGGAGTAAGACTCCAAAATACTTAGCATACTTCTGTATCGGTATGGTGGATAAAGCTCCACTGGATTTGATTCGAGACACTATTGGAAAGGGTAAAGTGTACGAAGAACGCGTTCCTAATAGGAGATCAATTTGGAGAATACGGTTTGCTGGAAGGATAACTCTAATGCCTTTTATCAAACAGTTACTCCCTTACTTGATGGTGAAGAAGCGGCAAGCAGAAGTCGTCCTAGACTTTTGTGAGAAGTGGGTGACACCATATGCAAGAAGTACATTGGTTTCAGATGAAGAACTACAACGTAGAGAGGAGGCGTATTTAATTATGCGCAAGCTCAATGCTGTTGGAGCAGCCGCAACGACTAAGCCCGAAAGCTACCGAGAGGTAGAAGCGATAGTCTGAGCTTATAGGAAACTATAAGAGGGAGATCCGAAGAGGTCTCCCCGCAGCCATAGTGACAAGTAAAAACTTTGGTTGTCATAAAGTAACAGAAAGAAAGTTGTCGAACTCAGTGATGATGTAATTATTACTGTACAGGATCAAACGGCTAATGAAGTCGCAGATATGCTCGCACAGAACATGGCAAGCACTTATGACAAAATTGTAAGAAATATGTTGGCAGCGACCGCGGCGCAAATAGATTGTTTGAACGGGGTCAACGGGAATGCCATAACAGAGGTGACAACAACTGACTTGGAATTGGCAGTCGACTATCTCGAAGGCAACAACGGGAAGAAGATGACACCTAACCAAGAGGGCACAAATGCCTTCGGGACTGCGCCTGTGTGGGCTGCTTACTGGATGATCATATCCACAGACCTACGTACAGACTTTAAAAACCTCTCTAACTTCCTGCCAACTGCTGACTACCCTCGTCAACAGTCTGTGCTTGAGGCTGAGTTTGGTTCATGTGATGAAGTTAGACTCGTAAAGACATCTGAAGCGTATAAAGACACTTCAGTAGCACCTGCGATCTACTACAACTTCCTATTTGCCGCTAACGCATACGGGAGAATCACTATTGATGATCAGTCTATGGAAATGATCATTAAGCCCCTAGGAGCTGGTCAGGATCCGTTAAACCAGCGGCAGACTATGGGTTGGAAGGGTCGACTAGGTTGCGTCATCCTTGATGACAGCTGGTGTGTGGCTCTACGTAGCACTAAAGGTTAATAAAGGAGACATATATGACAGCACCAATTGGCAATACAGCAAACAGATTCACTGGACAGCGCGAGCAGAGCCAAGTGACTAACAGTTATGGTGGATACCTCCAGTCTGGAGGCGTCGCCTATAATCTGACGCTACCGTTCTTTCCAGATAAGTTTGAATGGTTCAACTACACGAAATACGCCACTAACGATACCAACGTCTCAGGCGTTTGGTTTAGGGACTTCCCTGCTGGTGACGCATTGATTGTAGCTCGTGGCACTACCACACTGACTTCCACACTGGAAGCCACAAACGGGATCACCAACGCTTCCACAGCTGGTGGTTTCTATAACGAACACTTGGTTATGTCAGGTCTAACGACTGCGACACCAGGTGTTGTAACAACTACTACTAACCACAACCTGTCTGATTTCGACCGCGTCGTGATCACTAAGGTTATTGGCACAGTAGCTCCTGAAGTAAACAACAAGACGTTCGTTGTGCGCGTGCTATCGGCAACGACCTTCGCGTTGTATGACACATTCGGCTTCCCTATCCCTATTGTTGGCGCGTACAGCTCTAGTGGACAGGTGACGAAGAATGGTCCTCTTCTTGGAGATATCTCACAGCCTATCTCACCAGCTGTGCCGCATAGAGCCATTATCGACTACCCACCTACAGCAATCGTGACGTTGGGTTCAGCCATTATGGGAGCGGATAACGATGTTATCTACTTCGTAGCATGGCAGTTCAACGACTACGTGAACCGTGGTGATGTAGCTTAATCATCTGGGAGAGGGCATGCGCTCTCTCCCTTTTTTAACAAGAGGAATGCATGAGTAAGAAAGTAGCTGCGGCAGTAACAAAAGAAGATCTAGTAGAGCTAGAAAAGCCCTTTGACTTCGATACATTTGAATTGAACACACTTGAAGACTACGCAACGTGGAATCTACATGCGCATCGAGCATTTAGAGAGGCGAAGAAACACAACCCTAAGGCTAACCCCCCAGTGGCTGTGCGCGTGCCTGACGAGTCTTATCACAAGAAGATCAAGGTGAAGTTCCAACGCTTCGATCAGCCAGAGAACGTGTTGAAAGTGTGTGTGCGGAATAAAGATATCGACTGGAAAGGACAACTCAAACCAGGTGGAATCTACGACCTTCCATTACCTGTGGTGAAGTTCCTTAACAGACTAGCTACGCCTATCTTTGCTGAGTGCAAGGTAGAAGGCGAAGGCGAGACAAGGAGCGAAACGCGTCAGGTTGGCGAGAGAAACAGATTCTCGTGTCACCTACTTGAACTAGCCTAAGGAGCTGAAATGGCAAAGACGGCTGCTGACTTAATATTAATTCTACGAAACATCACGGGGAGAGTGGATGCGAGTGATCCGCAGTTTACTAACGAGATTATGCTCCAGTACCTGCAAGACTTCATTCAACTCCAGTCTACTCAAGATATTCGTATATTCAAGAATCGTACGTGGTATGAGTTCACGTTATCACCCACTGATCCCAACCCTTATCCAGTCGATCTTCAAAACATTGTGCTGGTTAATGGGCATATAGGTGCGTCAACGATTGAGCCGCCATGCTACGCGGACGGATTCTTTGTGTTCTGGTACCAGAGTCCTCAGGAATTTTATGCCATTTGGCCTGAGACTCAAACGTACCTGCCACAACGTCCAACGTACGTGCTCTATTACAATAACGAGCTGACGTTTAGGGGTCCTCCAAATAAAGATTATCTTATCAAGATGGCTGCCTATCAGGTTGAGCTAGAGATCACGAATGATGGACTCAATCAGGACTACCTCTACAGATACATCTGTTATGGCGCAGCACTCGACATCTTCTCTGACTTTGGTGAAATGGACCGTTGGAGAGATATCCAACCAGCATACACACGTTATCGCGCGCTAGTCTATAGCCGCACATACAGTCAGTATCAAAACCAACGCCCATCCCCGGAGTTTTAAATGACCTTTGATCCAAGCGTCCCTAATGCGGCTCAATCTCCTGGGTTGTTTCCTGCGCAGAATAACACGAACTATACGCGTGTAAAGACAATTATCAATGCCGATCATGTGTTTAACGACACTGCACAGTCAACTGATGGTGTGCACCGACAGATGACGCTAATCTCTAGGGCGCATCCTGTAGCATTGCCTGCTGGTACAAACTCGATGCTCTATAGCTTCTCTGGATCTACCCAGCAGCTGTGGTTCTACGATGGTGCATCTCACTTTCAGATGACTCCTACGATGCCTATACGTGCAGCTGTGGCGTTTAATGCAGCTGGAGTGATCCAAAGTCAGGTTAACGTATCTAGTGTGGTACTGAGTGGTACATCCATATACACGATCACATTCACCATACCCATGCCTAACGCAAACTACATTGTGCAGGTTTGTGGAATGCGCCCAGGCGCTAATACCGTATGTAACGGAGGCGTGTTAGGTAACCCATTTGCATCAAGCGTAACGCAAAACTTCGTAAAGGTTGTTTTTAACGGTGGTGACTCATCCCAGGCAGCGATTGAAAGAGGATATGTAACCATATTTAGTGAGACATAATGACTTATACCCCTTACCTTATCGCAGACTTCGCTACTGGACTAGACCGCAGGCTACAGCCGTGGCTTAGTCCAGATGACGCGCAGCAAGCATTCTTTGATGGCTATGTGTATCGCGGGACCATGTCTAAGAGAGAAGGGTATAAGTACTTTGCTACAGGATTAAAAGGGGGAGCGCCTTATAGAGAATCGCGCATCGTTCACACCTTAACAGCTGTGGCTATGGTGGGTGCAATTGACAGTGTCAACCAGTTGTTTACCTTAGCTGGAACAGCACAAGTAGCTAGAGGAAGTGTAACGGTTACAGGATCTAATCCAGCACAGGCGTTTACAGATGATGGGTTAGGAAACTTCCAGCTCACAAGAACCATTACAGGTATTACGCAGGCAAACCCAGCAGAAGTCACCACCTCTGTAAACCACTTATTCACTACTGGAGATCAGGTGTTCATAGCTGGTGTCACTGGAATGACAGCCGTGAATTCTACGACCGCGTACACGATCACGGTAACTGCGGCGAATAAGTTTACGCTCAACGGTTTTGATTCTACAGCTCTACCAGCTTACGTATCTGGTGGAACCGCGACAAAGAATATCGGTACGGTCAATTACACAACGGGCGCGATTTCTATTACACTTCCAACGGCACCAACGGCTGGAACTGTGTTGGTAACCTATAGTTTCATGCCGGGAAATCCTGTGATGATGGTAGCTAACTTTGTGACTGACAGTGTTGACTCTACAACGGGCGCTAACATCAAACAGCTCATTGTAGCCGACACACAATACGTCAATAGATATAGTACCGTCACCAATACCTTAGTAGACATCTCACCAGCTGCTGCCTATACCGGTAACAGATTCAACTTCTTTACCTGGGTCAATTATAGACCTTCTGCTAACACTCCTAGACTACTCTTCTCCAATAACAAAGATGTCATTCAAAGTTACGATGGAAGCACCATAACAGACTACGTGTACACAATGGACACTGTAGCTACCATTCCAGTAGCTATTACCACACTCACTTGCGCACTCATGTTTCAAATGAAAGATCGTTTACTACTTCTGCGCACTACAGAAAATGGAACCGTGTTTGGGCGCCGCATACGCGTTTCTGGCACTGGAGATTCTAGTGACGACTTCACACTAGCAGCTACTGGGGCAGGTGTTATCGACGTTCCTGACGGTACATGGATCTCTGGAGCAGCATTTAACCGCGATGACTTGATTATCTTTACAGAGCAAGCCACATGGATTTTAAAGTTCACAGGCAACGACACTAGCCCATTCGTACTTAACAAGCTAGACGAGTCCCGTGGATCAGAAGCCACCTATGCCGCGATTACATACCTGAACCGCACATCTGCGTTGTCTAGACGCGGCTTGATTATCTCTGATGGTTATCGTGTAGAGCGGCAAGATCTCGCCATCCCCGACTTCTCCTATAACGAGATTGATGGAACAGTGTTCGGGTTATGCTTTGCTGGCTCTGTAGACGCAGATCGCGACCATTACCTTATCTACCCTAACCCAGGTCAAACAAGCGGTTCTCAGATATCTAGACGTATTCTAACGACGAACTACGATGAGGATAACTACAGCGTCTATAGACTACCTTTATCTTGTATGGGCAACTACGCAACAGCATTTGATATCACATGGAATGATCTGCTTTCCTTTCAGAACTGGGATCAGTTCGCAGCAGCTTATGGTGATTGGGATTCCTTTGCGTATAATTCTGGAGTGCCATTGAGCATTGGTGGTGGCCATCACGGTGAGATATGGAGTCTGGCTGTTAAAGAGTCAGAAGATAACCCTGTGCGTATCTACAACATTACAGTGATTGATGCGAGCACCATTGAAGTGACGACTGATTGGAATAACTATAGCGAGAACACGGTTGCTGACAACACAGATTCTACTCTCAGTGCGGATTACATCTTCTTATCTGGTGTTGGTGGAATGGTTGAAGTAGACGATCAACAGTTTCCAATCGTCCAAGTGGTTAGTAATAACGTGTTCCGTCTAGATGTAAGCGCAGCAGTAACACCACCTGTGGCTGCTACAAGTTTTGGCGCCTATACTAGTGGCGGAGAAGCAGCGCGCGTTATCCCTTTCTACAGCTTAATGAAACAGTTCAATCCATTCATTGAGATAGGTAAGAAGGTGCGCTGCGGATGGATCTACATGTACGTAGACGCTACAGGGACAAATCTTAAACGTAAGATAGCCATCTCTGATATCACACAGTCAAACCCATGCATTGTAACAACCCCTATAGACAATGGATTCAAGAATGGTGAACAGATTTCATTCAGCGGTATCGGAGGCATGGTGGAGCTTAACGATCAAGCAGCATTCATTACTGTCCTCAGTGATACAACTTTTTCTCTGAATGGCATCGACTCTACCGCGTTTACTCCATACACGTCTGGTGGTTATGCGGCGGCTCCAGAAAGAGCTAAGATTACAATTCAGGTACTCACCAATGACAGGGACGCCAACGACACCACACAGCTGAATAATCTAGCGCAACAACCTTACGAAGGCACAGCGACAAATCTGTATTTTGAAGACGGTGCAAAGAAGTGGTACAAGGTGTATATCAACCAGGTAGGAAACTTCATCCAGTTCTTGCTCACAAACACACAGGCAGGCGCTATCATTAACATCCAGGCGACTATGCCAGGCTTCGCCCCAACAGGCAGGATTGTCTAATGCCCACACTGATTACGAGCTACAACTACGGTTCTTCTGTACGCAACGATAACCCAGAGCTTAACAGGCAGTTATCTGATGCGTACACGAGCACAGCGCAAGTAGTGAACACGAAGATCTCTAAGTACTTCACTGATGGGACAACGAAGCCGCACGCCAACCCACCGGCAAACGATCAGTTCAATAAGAACTTCGAGATCGGTGATGTCTACGTGCGCACAGATACAGATACGGCATGGATGATGACGAGTCGCACAACGGCAAATGCTGTAGTGTGGAGTCAGATAACTTAAGCATGTCAAGCCGCTTTACACGAGGAGATCAATATGGCTAGTTATGATTTAGGAAGTGCAGCAAGCGGTGCAGTCGCAGGCGCTCAAATTGGCACGATGTTTGGCCCTGGATACGGCACAGCGATTGGTGCAGGTATTGGTGGTCTAGCGGGTCTGTTTGGATCTAAGAAAAAGAAGAAAAAGAACATCAGCACATTCGATAA